CTGGAGTTCAGACGTGTGCTCTTCCGATCTGGATGACACCGAAGAAGGCGGAGAAGCTGAGCAGGAAGGCGATGACGAGCCTGACGGCGAAGAAAATACCGAAGATGAACATACCAGCGATTCCGAGGAAAGCTCCGCAGAGGACGGCGATGAGCCTGCAAAAGAAGATTCCGATACGTTCAAGCTGAAGGTAAACAAGCAGGAGCAGGAGGTCACCCGAGATCAGGTTATTTCCCTGGCGCAAAAAGGCCTGGACTATGACCGTGTGAAAGAGCAGAGCCAGCGGCACCAGCAGACCATTCAGGAGCTGCAGGAAACCATCAGCAAGAATCAGGGCGTTATTGACATTCTGGAATTGATTTCCAGTCAGAGCAAAATGCCCCTGTCTGACGTGGCGGAATCCCTGTATTACAGCTTCCGGAAAGGCGCTGGCGTTTCTGAGGCAGAGGCCAAGCTGGAACTGAAAAATGCCCGGCTGGATAAAGAGCTGAACAGCATGAAAAATCAGAAGGCCCAGGACCAGCAGGAAAGCCAGCAGAGCGATGCCGAGGCCAGATACCAGAAAGACATGGAGGAATTCAAGGCTGCATATCCCGGCGTTCAGCTGACAGAGGACGTTGTGGACAAGCTGGTTCCCGATGTGCGAGCTGGAATGACCCTGACCGCTGCCTACCGAAAGATGGAACGGGTGGAGGAATCCGCCCGGATTGCGGAGCTGGAACGCCAGATCGCCGCAATGAAGAAGAACAAGAGCAACAAGCAAAGCACCCCCGGCTCCCAGCAGGATTCCGGAGGTAGCCGCAAGAAAGACGCTTTTGACGACTTTGCAGAAGCGTTCAAGTAAAAGGAGGACTATAAAATATGGCAAGTACCATTCATTTTCCCGAAAAAACCAAAGAATCCTTCCTTGAGCTGTTTGCCAAGGAATCCGAAACCAACGACCTGTTTTCCCACGAAATGGATATGGAGTTTTCCGGCGTTCGGACTGTTCACGTCCACACCGTAAAGACCGAAAAGCTGCAGGACTACAACCGCAATAAGGAAGTCGGAACCGGAAGCCGGTACGGCACTACCAAGGAAGTTGCTGATTCCGTGCAGACCTTCACCATGACCCAGGATAAGTCCCTGTCTCTGTCCATCGACAAGGGCAACAACAAGGAACAGTTCAACATGAAGCAGGCCGGAAAGGTCATGAAGGAAGAGCGCCAGCAGGAGATTGTTCCGTATGTGGATACCTACCGTCTGGCTAAGTGGGCCAAGGATGCCGGTATTCACATGGAGCTGACCTCTGAACTGAGCAAGTCCAACATCGTCACCGCCATTATGGACGCAAAGACCTTGATGCTGGATGCTGGCTGCCCCGATGATATCAAGCTGCTGGTGCAGCGGAAGTACTTCAAGTTCCTGAAGCTGTCCGATGAATGGATCGGCGCTGACTCTCTGGCTGGAAAGACCCTGCCGAAGGGCGTTCTTGGTGAGTTTGACGGCATGATGACCCGTCAGGTCACTTCCAAGCGGATGCCCGAAAAGGTTCCCTTCATGCTGATCTACAAGGGCGCTGTCATTGCTCCCATGAAGATCAAAGACTTCAAGGGTCATGTAGATCCTCCCGGCCTGTCCGGTGACTTGCTGGAATTCCGGATGATCCATGATGCTTTCGTTATCGGCGCCCGGGCTTTTGGCGTTTGCGCCGCCTGTAAGACTGGATCTGTGGTAAAGACCCCCTCCTTGAGCAACAGCGATGGAACGGTTACCTTCAGCTGCGAAACTGATTCCGTTACTTACTACTACACCACTGACGGAAGCGACCCCCGGTACAGCATTGATGCTAAGACCGGCGGAACTGCTTCTCTGACGGCTGGCGATCAGCTGCGTGTCTACGCTGCCAAGGAAGGCATGTTTAACTCTGCCGTGGCTGCGCTGGATTACAACGGCTAAGCCAAAAAGCCAAATATGGGGGCGGTTTTCCGCCCCCTAACTGGAAGGAGAAACACATGGAAATTTATTTGATTGCTGCGGCCCTGCTGATTTCTGTGGTTAATAGCGCCTGCATGGTCATTGACTGGAAGTCTGTGAAAAAGACGAAAAAGGCAATGCTTGATTATATCAGGTCTGAAAGCGGGAACGCATATGACGGGGCCGTGGAGTACGCAGACGAGGTACACAAAGCTGTACTGGATTCTATCAACGATTCCAAAAAGGAAACTTTGGAAGAATGCCGGGATATCTGCAAGGAATCTGCAAAAAACCTGGAACAGTCTATTTCCGATCTGAAAGATACTGTATCCGGATTAAGCCTGGATTACTCCCAGGCGAGAGCTGCGGCGAAGCATATCAACGACTATGCTACCGGGCTTATGAACATTTTTGACTATGACCCCATGGATATGGCCAGAAACCGGCGAGCAGAAGGCGGTGGTAACTGATGCCGAAAAAATTCAAGCTGCCAACCAATGAGGACATTCAGAAGAGGCACGAAAAGGCTTATGGATTCAACCAGCAAATCGGCCTGTATGACCAGGTGTATGTAAACGAAAATTTCTACATCGGTAATCAGTGGGAAGGCGTGGACGCTAAGGGTATGCCGACCCCGACGTTCAACATGTTCAAGCGTGTTATCAACTTCCAGGTTGCTTCCAATACCAGTGATAACCTGGTAATCCGTGCGCTTCCGATGCCGTCTACCTCTCAGGTCCCCATGAAAGACCTGGAAGAGATTGCCGAGATTGTCAATCATCAGTTTGCGGCAATTGTCCGGAGAAACCGGATAGTTAAACTGAACCGGGAGTTTTTGCGGAATGCTGCTGTCACCGGTGACGGCTGTATGCACTTCTACTTTGACCCGACCATTGAGAACGGCCAGAGCGTGAAAGGCGAGATTGTGGCTGAGATTATTGACAATATTCGGGTACTATTTGGCAATCCCAACTGCCGGGACGTGCAGAAGCAGCCCTGGATCATCATTTCCCGCCGGGAACTGGTGGATGATGTGCGCTGGAAAGCTGAGAATTTGAAAGAGGCTGGACTTTGCGGCATCGACGATCCGGACGGGATCAAGGCAGATTCCGAAAAATTCCAGAACAAGTACGATTCTTACACCGATGACAAAGTTACGGTGCTTACATACTATTTCCGCAACCGGGATACCGGCACAATCTGGTGCGCAGAATCCACGGAGGCCGGAATGCTGCGAAAGCCCTATGATACGGAGTATCATTACTACCCGCTTGTTTGGCTTAACTGGGACTACATTCGAGACAATTACCACGGTCAGGCAATGGTAACTGGATTGATTCAGAATCAGAAGTTTATCAACAAAATGTTTGCCCTGGTCAATATTTCTCTGCTGACTACGGCATTCCCCAAGATTATTTACGACAGCACCAAGATTCGGAAATGGGACGGCGGTGTCGGCACTGCCGTTGGCGTTCAGGGAACTGTGGACGGCGTGGCAAAGGTCATGGAGGGCGCAAGTATCAGCCCTCAGATTTCCCAGTTTATCGAAATGGCGTTTGATAAGACCAATAGCCTGCTGGGTGCATCTGACGTGGCGATGGGCGATTCCAGACCGGATAACACATCTGCAATTATTGCCTTGCAGAGAGCCGCCAACACGCCCATGGAGCTGACAAAGCAGAACGATCTTCAGTGCTTGAATGATGCGGGCAAGATTTGGCTCGACATTATGATCGCCAAGTATGGCGTTCGTAACGTGTCTGTAACCATGAGAATGGACAATCCCGGAGAGCAGCCGTTGGGAATGGAGCTTGAACCGCAGGAATTTGCCAAACCTTTTGATTTTTCCACGCTGCGGGATGTTCAGTTGAGCATTGAGCAGGAAACCGGCGGAAGCTCTTACTGGTCCGAAATGGCAGCAATGCAGACACTGGATAACATGAGAATGAACGGCATGATAAATGATATCCAGTACATCGAGCGCCTTCCCGAGGGATTTGTCACAAAGAAGCAAGAGCTGCTTGCAGAGAAGCGGGCAGAACGAGCAATGACGTTGCCACCGGCTATGAATCAAAATGCCGGTACTGGCATCAGCAGAGAAACCACTTCTGAATCACTACCGGTTCCAACCGGAGGCGGAAACGGAAGCTTGCAGCGGGCATTGAATCGAGAGGGGGTATAAGCCATGGCAATTAAACGATTTGACAAGGATATGGAAATCATCGGAAAACTTGGCTACAACCCCGGAACGGACGATGGTCTTTCCCCGGAAGAACTTCAGGACAAGTTTGACGAAGGTGGAAAGGCCATTCAGAAGTTTATGAATGATACGCTGATTCCTGCGATTGAGGGCGCAGAGGGCGGCGGAATTGTCATGTCTGACACAAAGCCTGAGTTTTCTCCCGTACTCTGGCTGAAGGTGGATGCCGGAGAGCAGACGACGAAAAATGTCACGCTCATTTACATCGATGCGGAAGGAACAGAAATCACGCTGTATCCCAAAACCAAGGCCGAAAATATTATCGACTTTGATGAAAAGATGCAGCAGTTCCACCTGAAAAAGCAGGATACGCTTACTGTTGGTAAATGGGTCGGCGCATCCGCTCCCTATACGCTGACGCTGAGCGTTCCTGGAGTAAAGGCTGACGATGACCCACATGTAGGGCCGGTATATTCGGATGACCTTACGACCCGGAAAAATCAAGTGGAAGCGTGGAGCTGCGTTTCTTACGGTAAACCCGGAGAGAATCAGATTTCGTTTGTTTGTGATGAAGATAAGCCTGGGGTTGATATCCCCATACAGATCGAGGTGAACCGATAATGGGCCAGTGTTTTTTGCATGGAAATAACAAAGCCGTCAGTGAAAAGTCATCTGTTGTAGTCACGGCTCCGGCTGGCAGCTCCGTTAGCCTGGCAAGTGCCGGTGTATATGGAAAAACACAGTCTGTTAAAACAAAGAACTTGCTAGATATTGACGCATATAAATCAAAAATGGGCGCACAGGCAGTTAACGGCGTAATTACATGGTTTGAGGATGGTTTGTGGTTACAGTCTACCGGTCAGGATTGTTTCACAAATTATGGCCCCACGATTTTTACGATACCGGCAAAGCCCAACACAAAGTATACGATATCCTGGGATTTGACCGGATCAGAAAAATTAACCGGTATTGTTTATGCATTTGTCTATAACAGCGGGAACTCGCAGATAGGATCTTATAATGCTGTAAACACGGCCGAAAAGCTTACATTTACAACACCTGAAGGAACAGCTAAGTTCAGTTTTCGTTTTGGTGTTCAAACAGCAGGCCAAAACGCGATGTATTCCAATATTCAGATTGAAGAAGGAGAAAAAACATCATATGTAAGGTACAATTCTTGCGAGTTTAGGAACGTCCCAAACGGCTGGTGTCTTGTTACTGCAACAAATGGAAGCGAAAAAGCAGAA